ACGCTGCACCTAGTATTGTGTCGGTGACTGATTCTTCCATGGCTTTCCTATCTATTTTCATAACTAAAAAAAAATTATCGCAACACTTACATATACGATACTACTGCCGATAAATTAAAGGGGGGGGTCATTTGGTTTATTTTCAACGGGTAAAATTGAAAAGAGAGAGAGAATAAACGACCCCGCCTAGTAATTACTTGTCTTTGTCCTCCTTCGGTTTAGATACGCTTCTTTTATTAGGAATTGACCCATTAGGTTTAACGCTTTTAATATCTACTGTTTGACCTTCTATTACATTTTGGTTGTTATCTAGTCGTTCCCTGGCGTTATCTATTACATTTTTGAGATCCACATTAAAGGTTGTCTCTACTTTATCCGCCCAAGCGTTGCTGTCTCTATTCTTTAAATAGAATATTTGTGCGGTGACATTGCCATCATTGGCGGATTGATACAAAGAGTTTGTGACTGTTGCCAATCCTCTTGCTGTTCCTCTTTTTATAGCGTCTTCAAAATCACCAGAACGCTTTCTGTTTCTATCTATAGTATTCCAAGAAACGCCCAAAGCACGAGCTATCTGTGTTGTTCCTAGTCCTTGAGATGCCAAGCGTTCAACTTGATCTAAATCTATATTTATGAGCTTTCTTCCTGGTTTTTTTCTCTTTTTCTCTACCATTTGCATATTTTTTTAATGCTTTTAATGCCTTTATTTTAGCAACATACACAAGATTATCAAAAAATACTTATACTTTTTTACCCTAAATGCTTGATATATATACACTTTTATACTTAAATATACTCATACCTGCAATTAAGTAGGTGGAGAAAGAGAGAATGAAAAGAATTAAATATAAAAACCCAATAGGTGATTACATTATTGATTGCTATGGAGTTTTAACTGACGATTGTAATATTGTTGCTAAGAGTTCACATGATGAACGATACATAGAGAATTGGAATGATGATACAAATCAGCCGTTTAAATATTGGCAAGAGGTTGTTGAGTATTTACTCGATAGTTCTGATTATGATGATCTGCAAGAATTAGAAGCACATTTATAAATTAAATGGAGAAAGAGAGAATGAAAAGATTATTTACAGAAGCAGAAATATTTGAAGCAGTATGTTGGGCAGTTGGAGATGATGGTTTTAAAGCAGAAGAAACTTTGAGAATTATTAACAGTGATAGAAAAGAATACGGCATATTGAAGAATGAAGATTATGCAAAAAACCGTAAGGGCTTTGCAACACTTATCAAAGAATTACACAAAAAGGAGAAAAGAGAGAATGAACGATAAATTAAAAGTATTAGCAATACTTAAAACCGCAGATAATCCAAACGGATTTCATATTAGAAAAAGTAACTTATTAGATGTCTTTAAAGAAATACAAGAAATTTTCATAGGAGAGCTTTTATATGAGTTTAATGATTTTGTAAGTTTAGAAATAATACAGGAGAAAGGAGAATGATGTATGTTTGGGATATACCTACAAAAAAATTACTACTTATGCTTGAAATGAAAAGATTTCAAGATGAAGAAAGTCAGTCCATTATTAAAGAAGAGATAGAGTTTAGAGAAAATGGAATGTCTTTCGATGAAATGACTAATGTATTTAAGGGTAGCCAATAACGGCTACCTTTTTTATTTAAGGAGAAAGGAGAATGAACGATAACTATATACCAATAAAAAACGATTTTAATGATATTGATAATATTATTGAAAACCCAAACCACGTAGTGCGTAGATACTACGGAGCATTTTTAGATGGCAACTATGGCGAAGAGTTGTTTAATAAAAACAAAGAAAGATTTAATTATTGCACTACAGACAAAAAACTACGCTCTTTTGTTATTAGTTCTTTTATTGAATACAACGCCCTAGATTATGGCTTAACACCTCAACAGGTTCAAAGATGGTTGGTTGATAATATCGACTTAGAAAAACTTGAGCAACTTAATGTTGAGTTAGCCAAAGATGTAAAAGACATTTATGCAGAAGAAGAGGAGGAAGCATGATCAATAAACATGAAATGAAATTAATAGATCAAGAAATTACTGATCTAAGAAATCAAGTTTTTTACCTTAATACTATTTTAAACAATGTTACAGAGTGGTTAGAGGGTGAAAGAACATTAACCTTAAATCCTAGTGAAATAGCCGACTGCTATCCTAATGATGATGATGTTGTCATTGGCAGAGTAGAGTGTGCTGAATGTTTACTAGAACAAATCAATAAATGGGAGGGTGAAGAATGAAATTCAGATACAGAAATAAAAACCATAATTTAGTTTTTAAGAAACGATTAAGAAACTATTTTGTATTCTTACTCATTGGGTTTTTGCTAGGGGTTGTAATATGAAAGATAACTTAAAATTTTACTTTACCATTTTAAATTATATTCATGGCACTAACTTTATGGATTTAAAAAGTGTGCCTAGTTATTTTTGTGAACATTTTGGATTAAGAAAAGATGAAGCAATTAATATTATTGATAAATGGATAGAAACCAAAAGAGAACAGTCTAATTATATGGACTTTGTGAGGGTGAAGAGATGAACGAGATAAGAATTTGTAATGTATGTAATACGAAAGATGAATATGAAAATATGATTATGAATATTAGTGAAATATTAGAATGTTCAGAGGAAAAAATTGAACAATGGGAAGCCAATAATACAAATATAAATTTATGTGATTGGTTTTGTATGTCTTGTTGTGAGAAGGTTGGAAATGAAATTGAAGAGGTTAAAACCAATGAATAAACCAAAGAAATACACCGTTATAACTATGCAACCTGTTTATTATTATCTGAATGTAATGGCCAAAGATAAACTAGAAGCAATGCAGAAAGCAGAAAAGACTGGCGGATCTAAATTTAATTATCTCCATAAAGGAGACTGGCAAAACCACGAAGTAAAAGAGGTGAAATAATGGATATTTTTAGAGCAACAAGAGAAGCTGAAAATAATCTTGAAGTGTTGGTAGATGTCTTAAAAATTATAAAGAAAGATGGGTTTATCTCTAAATACAGAACAAGAGATAAAGGCATTTTAGATAGTGTAATAAACAGACTAACCATACAAAAGGAAACTTTGCATAGATTCAGATATGAAGAAGAGAAGGAGAACCAATGAAAACTAAATACGATCTTGAGAAAGCATTTATCTGGTTCTCAATGCTTATCTGCTTGATGTTCTTTTGGTGTTGGGTCTTAGGACTGACCTAACCCCGCCCGATCTCTTGGGCTTCCTTCCTTGCTCGCTCTCCCAAATATTTATCTTGAGCATGGAAGGTTGCCCTCTCCCTGCCCGCCTTGCCGACCTCATACGCTAAACCAACAAAAAGAAAATGTCTCTTCCCGCCCCTCTCCAGACTTTCGTATAGCTTACCTTCCTCGCCCTCACCATCACGAACCAATAAAATAATACCTTTCTCCATCAACCCTCTAATAGCTCGACTGACTGCCGACCTATGCAGTCCAGTCATTAAACCATAATAAGCTACTGCGTCATGACTAGACCAAGTATCTAATCTAAACCTCTCCAACATGGCCCAAAAGACAATCTTCTCCGTAGGTGTTAAGTCCTGCCTTGCTATCACCTTCCTACCTTGCTTCCACAATACCTTCCGATATCGCTTAACGTTCAAACTACTTTGTAATTCCCGACTGATTCCGCCTTCCTGCCTTCCTGCCTGCAGTCCGAATTTAATCCACCACTTTCTCTTCATACTCTCTACCTAAAAAATAATAAATGAGCCTAAAGCTCATTTTTATTATATGGATATTATAACTGGATATATGTCGCTATTTGTATCCCCTCGAAACAATAAGCGACATGTTTTTGCTAATATTGGCATAATATTACCTTCGTTTATCAATATTTATTAATAGTTTTTTTAACTTTGGCATGAAATTATTATGAATATTATAGACCCGTAAGCGTTTATCGGTGTTGTGATTTGTCTTATGGTAAACCTTAATCGCTACCCCCTCATTTAGTAATAATTGTATCGTGGATCTTGAGCCAAATTTATGATTAGTGAGCCGACATATTTCTTCATAATAGACGGGCTTATTAATAAATTGTTGTTTTGCTATGGTGTTGGTGACAACAAAAGATAAAGGATCAGCAAAATAAAACCTGAACATCTTGTCTAATATTGCTTGTTTGTAATCTTTATCCCAATCACCTAGTATTCTGAGATAATCGCTAGTCTCCATCTTTCCCCCTAATTATTACAATATTACATAGTAGTAATATCTAAGTAATAACCTATTTATTTTTAGTGGGTTTATTTTTTTTCCAATGCTTCTTATGCGGAGACTTGAATATTGAATCCCAACGATCCTTAAACTCTTCGT